AGGAGGCGGGCATGGGGCGAGTGTTCACGGAAGTTCTGGGTGATGGCGCGCTGGTGATCACTCCCGGCGAGAAGAAGCTGATCATCCCTCCGGGCGGCCTCACGGAGGTGCCGAAGGGCTGGCACGGCTTCCTCGATTGGCAGCACCTCGCGCCTGAGAGGAAGAGCGGGACGCGCGAGGTGCTCGCGAAGGGGCTGGATCACAACGCGCTGACGCTGGAGGGGGCCGAGTCGGTCCTCGCCACCTACTTCGCTTCCGAAGCGCAGATCAGCCCCGCCGCGTGGTACGGCGCGCTCTACACCACCCTCCCGACCGCGCTGATGACCGGGGCCACTTGCACCACCAACGAGTTGGCCGGGGCGACCGGCTACGACCGCCAGAACGTCACCGGGTGGACGATCACCCAGAACACCTACTGGAGGGCCACCACCAACCAGTTGACCTACACGGCGGGGAGCACGTGGGCGAGCGTGTCCGCTGTCGCGTTCATCAACGGGGCAAGCGGGCAGAGCGCGCTGTACAAGGCGCTCTCCTTCATCGCGCTCTCCTCCCCGCGCACGCTGGTGCTCAACGACGTGCTGTACATCACCTACTACATCCAGCTTTCCTAGTTCTCGGAAGCTACCCGCGATCATCACGGGAATCCACAGGCAGAGAACGACCGCCGCACCAACCGCAGCAAGGAGACAACGACATGGACAAGGGCATGAGCTACGAGGGTAACAACGTCGGCCTCACGATGGGCCACGGTGACACCGGGCGGGTGATCGGCGTCTTCGATGTCTGGACGACCCGGGGCGGTCTGCCGGTCGCCGGGCTGGAGAACGGCCTCGGCACCAAGCTGTACCGGACCAAGGCCAACAACACGATGACCACGGCGATGCTCAACCTGCTCGCCAACGTGATGTGGAAGATCGCGGCCAACGCCTCGGGCCCCGCTGGCGGCCTCTGGACGACCGGGCCGTACATCGGCCTCGCCCTCTCGGCGCAGGTTCTCACGGCGGCCACCACCCTCGCCACCGCCGCCACGTTCGAAGCGTCGGGCAACGGCTACACCGCCCGCGCGCTGCCGACGTGGTCGCTCGGCACCACCGGGCAGGGCAACGCCTCTCAGGTCTCGTGGACCGCTTCCGTGGGCAACCTCGGCGGCGCGGCGCTGGGCCAGTTGTTCACCACCCCGGCCGCTTCCGGCGCGGGCGTGGCCCCGAACGTGATCCTCCAGACGTTCGCCACCCTCAACGGTGGTCCGTTCACCATCGCGGTGGGCAACACCTTCAACGTCACCTACTCGCACACCTTCAGCTAAGGGGTAGCCGTGACAGTTGACGAGGGCGTTAGCTTCATCGAGCGGGCGCTGGCGGCCATGAACGGCGCCAGCGTTGTTCGCGTGACGTTCTCGCGTCAGGAGAGCGGGCGCTGGCTGGTCGAGGCGATCAACATCGATCAGTCATGCGCCTGCTACTCCGACGAAAACAGCACGGGGGACACGCTCCTTGCCACGGTCGAGATCGCAGTTGCAAACGTAGTGGGGCAACTCGGCGGCGGGGCTTATGATCTCCCTGCTCTGCTCACCGAAGGCAACACGTTGCTGGGGAGGTAGTCATGCCGATCAAACACGCCAACACCGTCGTCACCGCTGACGATGGAACCAGCGAAGTGGGGAGTAACGAGTGGAACGCCAACCACACGGTTGACACCTTCGTTGATCTGCCCGCGATTGCCACTCCAACTGCGCCTGCCGCTGCCACGATGCGGGTGTGGGCGAAGAGCCGGGCGGGGCGGATGTTTCTGACGAGCATGGGATCGGCGGGGCTCGATGAGAGCTACCAGCCGTCGCTCTTTTCGTCCTACCCGGTCCTCTTCATGCCGAACACGGGTACGACCGTTCCGATTGCGTGGGGGACCGTCTGGACGGCGATGAACACGACAGGCGCGATGAGCACGCCTGCGCCTGCGGTGACCAACCGCTACACGATGATGCGGCGCTGCGAGTTTGCGGCGGGCGCGGTGAGCGGGCAGTCGTCGGGCATCACGACCGCACCGCCCCAGAACATCCTCGGTGCTGCGGCGGGGATGGGTGGCTTCTTCTTCTTCGCCCGCTTCGGGTTCACGGCCTACACCAGCGCGGCGCGGCTCTTCATCGGTGTGACGGCGCGCACGACCTCTCAGGCGGCGACGGAGCCGAGCACTTGGCTCAACAGCGTCGGGCTCTGCAAGGACAGCACGGACCCGGGTGTCAGCTTCCTCACCCGCAGCGCCACGACGCCGACGAAGACGGGCACCTTCACGCCCGCCACCGCGACCATCTACGACTTCACGATGTTCGTTCCCGCAAACAGTTCGACGTTCACCTACCGTGTTGTTGACGAAACCAACGGGACGGTGATCTTCGACAACCTGACGATGGCGACCACGCCTCCAGCCGCGAGCACGCTGATGGCGCCCTTCGTGAGCATCGGCGCCAGCAGCGCCGTCGCCCAGACCCTCGGGCTGTCGCGGCTCTACGTCGAGAACGACTTCTAACGGACGGAGGGCGTCGTGGGCGTCTTCCAGACCAACGTATTCCAAAACAACGTTTTCCAAGGGCCGCACGGCGCGGTCCCGATCAATAGCGACAACACCGACACTTGTGCGACGACTGACACAGTCATCGCAGTAATGGTGCTGGTCTGCGTCGTCGCGAGCGGCTGTACCTCGCTTGATTCCAACACCGCCATCGCGGTGACCCAGAGCACGGTCACCGATACCGGCACCACAGCCGACAGCAGCACCACGGCCCTTGGGACCACGGTCCTCGACACCGGCCCCACAACCGACACCAACACCACGGCCCGTGGGACCACGGTCACAGACACCAGCACCAGCACCGACAGCAGCGCGATCATCTTTGCGAGCACGGTCCCAGATACAGCCGCCAGCGCGGACAGCAACTCGCGGGCCTACACGAGCCCGTTCACCGACACCGGTCCCACGGCTGACAGCAACGCGATTACTCTCCCGATCACGGTCACCGACACCAGCACCAGCGCAGACACCAACTCGCGCGCCTATCCCAGCACGTTCATCGACACCAGCACCTCGGCTGACAGCAGCACGGTCACCCTCCCCGTCACGGCAGCGGACACCTCGACCACGACGGACAGCAACACGGCCGGGAGCGGGACGACCAGCGCGGTCACCGACACCAGCACAAGCGCAGACAGCGACGTGGTGGCGACCCGCAGCCCGGTCACCGACAGCAGCGCCTCCGCCGACAGCACAGCAGCCGCCTTCCCCGTCACGGTCGCAGACTCGGGTGCGTCCTCCGACAGCGCCTCGATTGCGATCACTTTCGTCTGCACGGTAGCGGACGCGGGCAGCACCTCTGACAGCAACACGACCTCCGAAGTGGGCGGGGTGGCGCAGAGCGACAACACCGACGCCACCACCAGCGCCGACAGCAGCGTGGCTGCCATCGGGTCTCCGGTCATCGACGCCGCAGCCAGCACCGACAGCAGCGCGATCAGCTTCGACAGCGCGATTGCGGACAGCGGCTCCAGCACCGACAGCGCCTCGATCAGCACCGCCAGCGCGACGACGGACACCGGCACCACGGCTGACGGCCACTCGGCTGTTCTCTTCGTCCGACTCTCAGACGCGTGCGTCGCCACCGACAGCAACGTGGCCGTTGGGGCGGGGGACATCAGCAACGTCATCGACGCGACGACCAGCAGCACCGTCGTCTCGATCCGCTTCCGCAGCACCGTCACCGACCCCAGCCCAACCACCGACACCCGGGTGCTGGAGATCGACTTCGTAGCGACACCAGACGCTACGGGCAGCAACGACTTCGCCCAGACGCAGTTGAACAATGATCCGTTCAACAGCGACAACAGTGACGCGACCACCAGCACCGACACCAACGCGTGCAAGCGCCGCCGGGTTGTGGTCTTCCGCGCTGGTGTTGGTGCCGCCTCTTCCGCGTCGGGCACGATCAACTCGATGCCCGCTCCAGCGGGATCGGTCTCGGGTGACCTCCAGATCGCCATCATCGGCACGTCCGGGAGTTCGACAGGTGTTGTCGGCGGGGCCGAGTGGACAAAATTCCTTGATCTGACCGGCGGGATTCACCGGGTTGCGGTGTTCTTCCGCCTGTACAACAGCGCGATCCACACGGCTACGTCGAACTGGTCGGTGGGAGCGGTTGGAATCGAGGTTGTGATCGGGGCCTTTACCGGGCACGACACCGTCTACCCCATCGACGCCGTTGGAACCGGTTCCCTCGCAGCCAACGTGGCGGCCTCACCGTTGGCCTTCAACCCCGTCACGCTCACGTATGACGGATCCATGGTGGCAGGTTACATCTCGATGCTGTGGAGCGTGCTGTCGGGTTCCAGCACTATCCCGGCCCCCACCGCTCTCGTGGCGCAGGCGCCTGCGACCGCGATTGATCTAAAGGGCTTCTACACGCTGCCCCCGGGGAATGGGCAAGTATCTGTCGGGACCTCCGCGTTCGCGGCTAACGGAGCGAGCGCGTTTGGGGCCTTGTTCGCGATTGCCCCCGCAGGCTCCAGACTTGGCGACACCGGCACCGCTGCTAGCGACACGAACCGCACCACGGTTAGCTTGCGGGTCACAGACGCGTGCGCCAGCACCGAGACCCACAGGGTCTTCCTCCCCAGCGGCGGGCTCGACACCAGCACCACGGCTGACAGCCACACGGTTGAGATCACCTACGCTGACACCGATTCAAGCACCAACACGGACGCGCAGGGGCTCATCCTCGACAACGTGGCCGCAGATGCCACGACCGACAGCGAACACGTCCAGACGCAGTTGAACAACACCCCGTTCAACAGCACCACCACGGACACCAGCACCACCGATGATGCCGCCATCGTTGATCTGACGGCCTACGGGCGCGGCACCGATACATCTGGATGGATCAACGGCCCGACTGTACCCAGTATGCCGATGTCGGGCGGAGGAACGGTCGTTGCGAACGCCGATGTGGCGCCCGATGGGTCGCTCACCGCGTTCCGCGTGACGGAGCCGGCCAGCGGCGTGGCCGGGGCGTTCTTCTGGGGTGTTGGAAATGCGAGCGCGGAGGTAGGGCAGGGGGATGTTCTTACCTTCAGCGCCAGCTTCAAGGCGGAGTCGATGCGGTACATCGACTTTGGTCGCTCCGCTTACGGACGACTCGGGCTTGATCTCCAGACCGGTGTGTTCCAATCGTTCAGTGGGGCGGGCTGGGTGTACATCGCCAGCGGCACCAGCGACGAGGGGAACGGGTGGTGGCGCTACTGGCTTACGGTGCGGATCACTTACCCCAGCTACCAAATCGCCAACCTGATCGTCGTCTGCCGCGACAGCATCGGCAGCACGATCACCTACGTCCCGACCGGGCGCAGCTACTTGGGCTGGCGGCCCCGTGTCGAGCGGGGTGTGTTCGGTGCGACCGACGATGTCACGGTGGGCCTCGACGCCCGCGCCTCCGGGGTCTCCTACGCGCAAAGCGCCACCAAGTCCGACCTGATCATCCCCGATCCGGAGACCACCCCGGCGGCCGACAGCAATACGGTGACGATCAGCGCGGTGGTGGCCGACACCACCACCAGCAACGACACGCCGCGCCGCTACGACTCCACGACCAGCACGGACACCGTGATCGTGATCCTGCGGATTCCGACGACGGTCTCGGATTCCACCACCAGCACGGAAGCCCTTGTCCTCTCCGGGTCTCCGGGGCTCATTAGCTCCGTGGCCTTGATGGATTCCACATCGGGGCTCGCTTCGATCCGCGACTCTGTCCCGGCTCACTACTGGCGGCTGGGGGAGGCGGCGGGCTCATTCGCGGACTTGGGTACGAACCCGGTCGCCCTCTCGGTAGTCGGCACCATCCTTCGCGGAGCAGCAGCGTACCCCACCGTTGCAGACGGAAATCTTGGCATCACGTTCGGCGGAGCGAGCGACAGTTGGCTTTCACCGGGCACCCGACCAGCGGATATGCAGCCCGGGTTTGGTCGCCCCTTCTCAGCGTCTTGCTTTGTACGGCTGGGATCTAACACAACGACCACTCGGCAGATCTTCGGGACCGCCTACTCGGACGGCAGCACGGTGGCCGGGTGGGAAGTAATCTCACTCGCTGGCGGCCGTGTGGGGTTCAGCCTGTTCTCCACGGGTGGGACGCAGGGGGCCTCTCGGCAGACGGAGATCATTGACGCGCAAGCGTGGGCGAACTGGCACCACATCGTTCTGACCTACGACGGGGGCGACGGCGCACCAGACGTGAGCCTCTGCCTGTACGTGGACGGTGTGCAGCAGACCACCAGCGCGCTGAGTCCTTGGGTGCCCGCCACCCCCGGGACGCAATGGGACCCGTCAGCCAGCCGGGGGTTACTGGTCGGAAGCAGGTCGGGCACCATTTTCTCCCCCTTCCGCACCGCAACCCTCACCGCCGCCGACTACTTTGACGAGTTGGCGATTTGGAGCCGTGCGCTCTCTGAAGCCGATGTGCGCGCGATCATGGCGCGGCCCGCTCCCGCTTCGGGACCGGTGTTGGAGATCGACCTCGCGGTCACGGACACCGGGCGCACCTCCGAGCGCCACTTCGACGGGTGCAGCAGCCTCGACTCCAACGTCACGCAAGTGGAGGCCAGCCCGTTCGATGATCCGGTGGCGCTGGATGTGCTGGCGACGGAGTTCACCAGCAGCGAGGTGCCTTTCGATCTGGCCGGGGCCGCTGACGGCGCGGTAGACTCGCGTGTCGCCGTGGAGGTTCTGGGCGATGTTTGCACAGGGGCAGACACCCCCACGCTCGTCGCCCCGGTCCATGTCACGGTCACCTTGGCCCCGAAGGCGCTCACGGTCGTCATGGAAGAGAAGGCGATCACGGTCGCCATGTCCACCACGGACATCACCGCAGCGATGGCGCCTGAGTACCTCACCCACACGGCCAAAATTTAGGAGCCCCAATGATCATCCACGCTGGCGATTCCAAGACGTTCATCCTCGCACTCGATCAAACCGACACGGCCGGGGTCACAACCCGCGTCAACCTCGCCGCCGCCGGGTGGGATGTCGATCTGGAGATTCTCACCACGGCGGGGCAGCGGCTCACCCCCCGGGTCCTGTTCGGGCTTGGATCGGGGATCGAACTCGCTGTGGACGGCCTCTCAGCCATCGCGACCCTCCCTCGCGGGAATACGCTGATGGTAGGGCAATTCAAGGCGCAGGCCCGCTTCACGAAGGGGAACGAATCCGGCAGCGAAGCGGTCGATGTGACCATCCGGGCCGTATAGTCTGGGTGGTTCTTGATTATTCCCGAAGCAACCCGGTAGACTTGGAGCAGAAATGAGAAACGACTCAGCCATCTTCGAAGCCGACGACTTCTCCGTGTTCCAAGCGAACGCGGTGGATCTCTTGAAGGGTCCGTCCGACGTGGATCGGAAGATCAAGGGATACATGAGCACCGAGCACCTTGATCGGCAGGACGAGACCGTCCTCCAGAAGGGGCTCGACTTCCACGAGTTCGTGAACTTCGGGTGGTTCAACGACAACCACTCGCAGGCCACCTCCGCCGCCATCGGCTACCCGGAGACGGCGTCCTACCACCCGGGGAAGGGGTGGCACACCGAAGGTCACCTCCTCAAGGGCTTCAAGCGCGCCGATGAGATCTGGGAGCTTGCCAAGAGCCTCCACGGTACTCCGCGCCGCTTGGGCTTCTCCATCGAGGGCAAGGTGATCGAGCGGAAGGCCAACTACATCGTCAAGGCCCGCATCCGCAACGTCGCGATCACCAACGCCCCGGTCAACACCAACTGCACGTGGGACGTGGTGGTCAAGAGCTTCGACCCAGAGTTCCGCAAGGAGATGGTGTTCGAACGTGATCGGGACGCCAAGAAGGCGCTCGCGGTCGGCCACGCCCGGGTCGCAGCCGAGGGTGGCCGTGTACTCGCTCCGGAGGATCTGGAGCACGACGAAGTGACTCATCTGTTCGCCTGCCCCAAGTGTCAGCGTGCGTTCAAGAGCGGCGCGGGGCTGGACGATCATCTCGGGAAGGCCCACTCCGAGAAGATCAAGCGGGCGCTCCGACTGTTCAAGTCGGAAGCGGAAGTTACCGCCGAGATCATGCGCCTCCGCCCGATGTTCTCTGCGAAGGCGGCCCAGCGACTCGCGCAGCACGTGATGTCCCGGTAGTCCCCTGTCTCCTACCGGGAGATCATCCAAGGTGTTCACGCAGTAGACAGGAGGTGAGGTACACATGGCACGCAAGCAGGTTACCGAAGAGGACGTGATGAAGGCGCTCGGCGCTCTGGACGAGGAGATCGACTCGGACGAGGGTGAGGGCGAGGAGACCGCGAAGAGCGTGGCTCCGCTCCCGAAGTCCACCAAGCAGGCCAACGGTGGCGAGGGGCTCTCCAAGACCAAGGGCGGCGAGGGCAAGGAGGCCGACGTGGACGTGGAGGCCGAGGAGTCCGAGGACGGCACCGGCATCGGCAAGTCGGACGCCGCCGACGAGGAGGAGGTCGAGGAGGGCGAGGAGGAGGTCGAGGAGGGCGAGGAGGAGGAGCCCGAGGCCGAGGAGGCGGGCATCGAGGGCGTCGAGGAGATCGACGAGAACGATCTGGAGGAGCCCACCACCAAGAGCGTCCGGGATTCCTTCCGGTCCAACGAGGTGATCCGCAAGGGCGTGGAGGTCTCGCCGTTTCTGGAGTCGCTCACCGACGTGTTCGGTGAGGAGATGGACAAGCTCGGCAAGTCCATCGACGCCTTCCAGACCCAGCAGGACCTCTTCAACGCGCGGCTCCAGAAGGCCGTCATCGCCATCGGCAACGCCACCGTGCAGATCGGCCAGAAGGTCGATGCGTTCGGTGAGCAGCCGCAGCGCACCCGCAAGTCGGTGCTCCTCAAGTCCGAGGTGCAGGACCGCGAGTTCGAAGGCGGCGACGAGGCCCCGCAGTTCTCCAAGAGCGAGGTGCTGAGCACCATGTTCGACCTCGTCACCAAGGGCGAACTCCCGGCTCTGGCGGTCAGCACCTACGAGACCACCAGCTTCATCGACCCCGCGTTCGTGGGCCTCGTCTCCAAGGCCCTCAAGGCCACCAAGGCGGGCTAGCCGGGAACGGCTGGCATCCATCACCACCCATTCGCTGTCTAGCGCACCACCTTCAACCATCACTCAGGAGTAAAAGATCATGAGCAACGGAAACGTCAGCCTTCGCGACTACGAAGGGATTCAGGGCTTCGGGATGTCGTCCGCAACCGAGGTCGAGGAACTCAACAAGGCCCTGTCGGCCGGTGTGCAGCGGCCCCCGGCCGGTGGCACCGCCGGTCTCGGTGACCCGCTCCGCGTGGAGTCGCTGGAGTCCACGCTCCGGATCACCACCCACACCCTCCAGCACGTCAAGCTCTGGAAGAAGCTGAACAAGCTCCCCGCCTTCAACACGGTCGAGGAGTACAACATCCAGTCGAGCTACGGCTCGGACGCCGGGGCGTTCACCAACGAGGGTGATCTCCCGGAGTCGCAGGACAGCACCTACGCCCGCAAGGTGGCGTACATCAAGTTCATGGGGACGACCCGCGAGGTCACCCACCCCATGACGATGGTTCGCCCGGCCCACGGCTCGGTGATCGGTCTGGAGACCAGCAACGGCGCGACGTGGCTCGTGGAGCGCATCGAGCGGGCGCTGTTCGAAGGCAACTCGTCCCTCGTCCCGCAGTCGTTCGACTCGTTCCCCGTCCAGATCCTCGCGGGCGTCGGCGTGACCGACCCCAACGAGGACATCTACCCCGGCATCGACACCGTGGGCGACGCCCGCAACACCGTGCTGATCGACAAGCGCGGCGGTGATCTGGAGGAGGACGATCTGGAGATCGCGATGAACTACATCCTCCAGAACTACGGCACCGGCACGGACCTCTTCGCGGCTCCGACCGCGCTGTCCAACCTCGCCCGCAAGTTCTACCCCCGTGAGCGCGTCAACCTCCCGGCCCCGGTGGACGGGCGCGTCGGCTTCACCGTGAAGTCGTTCGACTCCAGCGCGGGCATCGTGGACTTCAACAACGACATCTTCCTCCGCTCGGGTCGCAATCAGGGCGTGAAGACGGCCCCGGCCGCCGCCACGTCGGCCAAGGCCCCGTCCGCTCCCGTGCTGACCAGCGCCACTGCCGCTGCCAACACGGGCGGCACCAGCAAGTTCGCCGCCGCCGATGCGGGCGCGTACTACTGGGCCGTCACCGCCTGCAACCGGTTCGGTGAGTCGGCCGTCTCGGCTGGCGTCACCGCCTCCCCGGCGCAGGACCAGAAGGTCACCCTGCTGATCACCAAGTCCGTCGCGGACAGCGGCGACAAGCTGGCGACCTACTTCAAGGTGTACCGCTCCGCGAAGGGCGCGGCCAACGCCACCGCCGCGATGTACATGACCTCCGTGAAGGACAGCGGCGCCGCCACCACCTCCGTGGTGGATCGCAACTGGTTCATCCCGGGCACGTCCATCGCCCCGCTGTTCCAGATGAACCTCCAGAACATGACGTGGCGGCAGCTTGCCCCCATGCTCAAGATCCCGCTCGCGACCATCGCGGCGTCGATCCGCTGGATGCAGTTGATCTACGGGACCCCGATCCTGTACACGCCGAAGAAGAACATCCTCTTCCTCAACGTGGCCGACAGCTAGTAGCCAGCAAGGGAAGGCCGTCTAGCGGCTGGTACGCGGGGGCGGCGGGTTAATTCTCGCCGCCCCCTTTCCCTTCCACCCCACCCAACACACAGGAGCAACGATCATGCGCGTCAAGCACATCAACATCCGGAGCACCTCGATGTCCACCTCCGAAGGCCCCGTCGAGATCGACGCCGAGGGCTTCGCGACCGTGGACGGGGCGCTCGCGGACCACATCCTGCTCAACCCCTTCGGCTTCACGGCGGTCGATGACGCCGAGGCTGCGGCGCTCGCTGCTGCCGCCGCTGCCAAGGCCGAGGAAGACTCTGCCGCTGCCGCTGCCAAGGCCGTGAAGGAAGCCGAGGAGGCCGCTGCCATCGCTGCCAAGGCCGCTGCTGCGGCTGCTGCTCTGGAGTTGGAGCAGCCCACCAAGAAGGGCAAGAAGTAGTTCGGCCTAGCGGCCGAGAGGACCAAACGACATGGCGATCACCTACTCACGCTACGCCAAGCTGGACGACCTCTCGGCCGCGAATCTGAAGGATCGGTACCTCAAGGACATCCTCATCGTGGACCGCGACGGCACGCCGTGGCCCGACTCGTGGTACGAAGGCCACATCCAGAACTCGATCATGGAGTTCGAACGAGAGACGAAGATCCCCTTCTTGGAGAAGGTGATCACCGACGAGCTTCATGACTACAACGTCGGGGACTACATCCGCTTCGCCTTCATGCAGTTGTACGAGTGGCCTGTCCGCTCCATCGAGCGCGTGGCCGCCATCTACCCCACCGGGCAGCAAGCCATGGTGTTCCCGCCCGAGTGGATCAAGCTCAACAAGGAGCACGGGCAGTTCACGATGGTGCCAACGCAGGGCTCGCTCTCTCAGGTGATGATCGGTCAAGGCGGCTCCTACCTTCCGCTCATCTACAACGGGCTGTCCTCGCTCCCCCACCTCTTCCACATCGACTACACGGCGGGCTTCGACCCCAACGAGATCCCGTGGGACGTGATGGACTGCATCTTCAAGCTGGCGGCCGTTCAGACGCTCACCATCGCCGCCGACACGATCTACCCGCCGGGGCTCACCAGCCTCTCGACCGGCGTGGACGGGCTCTCGCAGAGCCAAGGCATCATGAACAACGGCCAGCTTCCCCCGGTCTTCACCGGGCGGATCAAGCTGTACCGGGCGGAACTCTACGGCGGCGCTGGGGTCGGGGACATCGGCCAACAGGGCAAGCTCGCCAGCCTTCGGGATGCTCACCGAGGGATCCACATGACGGTGGCGTAAGCCATGGCGCTCGCTCCTCCAACTGCCGCACAGATGGCTCGGGCTGATTTCACGCCCGAGTATTTCCTCGCGTTGGTGAAGAACAAGGGCTACCCGGCGGTGTGGGAGCAAGCGATGGCGTGCCCCAACCGCATCGGGGACAAGACCAAGCACAACATCAACTGCACGGTCTGTGAGGGGCGGCAGTACGTCTACCACACGCCCGCCACGATCACCGTGGCGCTGACCTCGCTCACACTCAAGGAGATGTGGCGGGAGATCGGCCGCTTTGATCTGGGCACGGCGATGGTGACGACGGAGCCCGCGCACCGGCTTGGCTACTGGGACAAGCTCACGCTGACTGAGAACCGCCTGCGCTACACGGAGCCGATGCAGCGGCTCCCCCGGGGCGCGGACAAGCTCCGCTACCCCCCGCTCACGATCACCCGGGCGGTGGGTGCGGACGGAACGACGACGTACACTCAGGGGATCGACTTCACGCTGTTGGAGAACAAGATCACGTGGCTCCCGAACAAGGGGCCCGGGATCGGCGGGTTCTACGCCCTCTCCTACTTCTACCGCCCGGTCTACATTGTCCTCGACCTCATCCACGCCATCCGCGACACGCCGCTGGCGCGGGCGCAGGGCCACATGGTGGAGATGCCGGTCCAAGCCATCGCCCGCCTCGACTACCTCCTCGCTGATCGGACTGCGGAGGACGAGGTATGAGCCTGCGCCTCACCACCGACCTCGACGCTTGCTGGCTGAAGCGCGTGCCCCACGGCTTCCAGCACGTGGGCGTTCCGCGTTCGGAGGCTGACGGCGTCATGTTCTTGTGCCCCGTGTGCTACGCGGAGCAAGGCAGCAACTTCGGCGTCCACTTCGTGATCTGCTGGTTCGTCGGCCGCGTGCCCGATGACGAGACGCCGGGACCCGGCCGCTGGCACCCGGACGGTGACACGCTCGACACGCTCACCTTCGTCGGGCCGAGTTCAGCGTCGGTTCTCCTGACCAGCAGCAAGTGCAAGGCGCACTTCTTCATCCGTAATGGCGGGATCGAATGATCAACGTAAAGGTCATCGTCCCGAAGGGGATCAATCCCATCGGTGCCTCCGAGAAGGCCGCCGTCCAGAACGCGCTCAGCGCGCTCGGCGTCTACGCCATCGACCAGTTGACCATGCGGGCTCAGTCGCGGCTATCCCCGATGTCCGGGGACGCGTACATCCACGGGCTCCGCGCCCCTGAAAGCCTCGTGGTGAGCGATGGCAAGGCCACCATCACGCTCGTCGGGACCTTCCCGAACTCTCTGGAGGGTGGGGCCCCGGGATGGGACATCAAGAAGGCGATGCTCGCGGCCACCACCAAGGTGACCAAGCACGGCAAGAAGATCGTCAACGTGCCCTTTGAGCACGGGACCCCCGGGACCACCGGGAAGCAGTCCATGCCAAAGGCTGAGCACTCGCTCATGCAGAGCGCGATCAAGAAGGCGAAGCAGTCTGGCATGACGACGGCTCGCGGCCCCTCCACCATGCCGACGCGTCCGGTGTCCAAGAAGGTGAAGATCCCCGGGGAGTCGGGGACGCGGACGTATGAGCCAAAGCGCGGCCCCTACGACTCGATGATCCACACGGCCAAGAAGACGGGCGGCGGCGGGGTGAGCGGCAGGTACTTCACCATCCGGCGGATCAGCGAGAACAGCGACCCCGCCTCGTGGATCCACCCGGGCCTCCAGCCCCTCAACTTCTTCCCCGAGGTGGCGAAGCTCGTGGAGCAGATCGCGCCGAAGATGATCAAGAACTACTTGTGGGGGAAGTACCAATGAGCAAGGGCATTCCGATTCCCGAGTTCCTCCTTGAGGAGATCCTTCGCGCTGGCTTCGCCGCGCTCAAGACCACGCCCGACGTTCTGGACGACCTCTTCGCCCTCTACCCCGACAAGTTCCGGATCGAGGCGAAGGAGTTCGTCACCGTCTACAAGATCGACGTGCGCCAGAACTGGCCGATGGCGGCGCTGCAACAGCCCACCGTGTGCGTGGTGAACAGCGGCACCTCCGAGGACGCGTCCAAGGACACGCTCGACAGCGCGATGGGTGAGGAGGACTCGGACGACCCGGGGGCCGTCACCTCCCGGTACGGCATCGCGGAGAACTGCTCCTACCAGATGTTCCTCTCGACGCCCGACCCCCGCATGACGATCATTCTCGCCACGCTCGTGCGTGCGATCCTCATCCTCAACTACACGACGCTCATGGAGGGCGGGCTGCACAACGTCATGCTCTCCCAGAGCGACCTCCGGTTCTCGGAGGAGATGCTGCCCATGCTGCAAAATCCGAGGGTGGTCACGCTTTCTGCTCTGACCTACTTCACGGTTCCGGTAACGGAGCGTATTATTACGGCTCTGTTTGCAACCCTCACCCCGAAGGTGGTGTAGCGATGCCTGAAACGCCCGCAGAGGCCCCGGTGGAAGTGATCTCCACCACCACGATCTCGCTTGGGGGGCAATGGGTCAACCCGCCTATCGTGGAGGAGGTGGCTTTCACCCCCGCCCCCAACGCAGACGGGGAGATCAGCTTCGATTCGTACTGCAACCACAAGAGGATCCCCGCCGACCATCGGAAGGGGATGCGCTATTTCAGCAGCCTGAAGGCAGCAACCGTTGCTGTCTGGGATCAGGTTTTCGCCGCCTACTAGCAGCTAAGGAGATCAAGTCATGACCATGAGGGTTCTTTTCAACGGTGCCGTTCTCGTTCGGCCCGGTGGTGCCACCAAGATCGATGCGTCCGCGTTCCAGAGTGCCGGGGTCGCGGGAGTCGGTGTCGTCGGCCTCGTCGGTGAGGCCACGGGCGGCGAACCGGGCGTGCTCCAGATCTTCTCCTCCCCCGCCGCCGCCAAGGCGGTGCTCCGCGAGGGGGCGCTGGCTGACGCGGTAAGCCTCGCCTTCAATCCGATGAAGGACGCCCGCGTTCCCGGAGGCGCCTCCAGCGTGGTCTGCGTTCGAACCAACGCGGGCACGCAGGCCAGCCTCGCGCTGCTGGATGGTGCCACGACGGTCGCCACGTTGAAGTCCAAGGACTACGGCCTCCACACCAACCGGCTTTCGGCGGCCATCGCGACTTCGGGTACCGGCCAGATCGTCACGATCAAGTTCGTGGACGGACAGCGGGTGTCCACCGAGACCTCGTCGGTTCTCGGCGGCACGGCCGAGATGCAGATCCAGTACACGGGCACCGGGTCCGCTTGCGCGCTCACCATCGACGGGACCAGCATCCGCACCGTGGTGACCGGCACGCCTGCTGACGGGCTCACGCTGAACTACTCCGAGTTCGCCACGCTGGCCGACCTCATCACCTTCGTTCACAGCCATCCGTCCTACTCCTGCACGGCGGTGACGCGGAACCCGTACACCATCACCCCGCGAGACCTCGACTACGTGTCCGCGCAGGCGATCAAGGCGGCGGCCTACGACGTGTTCGCCAAGCTGTACCGGGTGGTCGAGTGGGTCAACGTCAACTCGGCGCTGGTGACGGCGACTCTGCCGACCTCGATCATCGCGATGAGCCCCCCGGACGTGATCTCGGAGACGGCCTTCACGGGCGGGACTCGCGGGGTGTCCACCAACGCCGCCTTCTCGTCGGGGCTCGACCTCCTCAAGCGGCTGCGGGTGAATCAGGTGGTCTCGCTGATCTCCGACGACCTCACGGGTGAGGGGTTCGGCAGCACCGCCACCTTCACCACGACGGGGATCAACACGGAGCAGCACGCCACCTACTGCACCAGCACGGTGGGCAAGAACGAGCGTCACGCCTTCATCGGCATGGCAGGGACGAAGACCGAGGTGCTCGACTACGCCGCGCTGACGCTCAACTCGTTCAACGCCTGCCTCGTCGCGCAGAGGCCGCTGTGCCTCAACTCAGCGGGTGAGGTGGTGGAGATGCCCGAGTGGGCGCTGGCCGTGATCGCGGCCGGTGCGCGTGCGGGCTCGGAGCTTGGCGAGCCGCTCACGTGGAAGTACCTCAACATCTACGGGCTCTCGCAGGACGCCTCGTGGGATCCGCTCGTGGACGGTGACGCCATGGTGCTCGGCGGCGTCCTCATGGCCGAGGAGGTTCCCGGCAAGGGCTACCGCTGGGTCAAGGGGGTCACCACCTACACGCGTGACGACAACGACGCGTACACGGAGGAGTCGGTGGTGCAGGGCTGGAAGCTGGTCAGCTACGAGTTCCGCACCCACTTGGAGGATCTCTTCATCGGCCGCCGGATGGCGCTGTCGAACATCTCCGCGATCAAGCAGGCGGCCGAGGCCAAGCTGTCGGCCCTCCGCGACTCCGGCCAGATCGTGGACTCCGTGGTGAACGGGGCCACCACCCGCGCCTACCGCAAGCTGGTGGTGAGCGGCACCAAGGATCAGGTGGCGGTGTCGGCCGAGGTCAGCCCGGTCGAGGGGATCAACTTCATGCTGAACAGCCTCTTCCTCGTGCCCGCCACCTTCACGGTGTAAGGCCGCGCAGTCCAAGGAGATACGAACATGGCCGAAAATCCCACCAACACCTTCTCAGGCGCTCGGGCAATCTTCCGGGTAAACACCGACAAGGTCGCCTTCGCCTCCGGTTGCAGCGGCGGCGAGGAGATCCAGTACGAGCCCGTTGACGTGCTCGACAACATCGAGACGCAGGAGCACGTGCCGACCGGTTACCGGGTGAACCTCTCCGCCGAGGTCTTCCGGACGATCAAGGGCGTGACCGGCGCGCAGGCCCCGAAGGACGGCACCTACGGCTCCCTCAAGGAGATGGGCATCTTCCCGAAGGCCGGTGCCGACCCGCTCAACGTCCTCAAGTCGGGCGAGATGTCCGCGTCCATCACCGACCGTCTCACGCAGAAGACCATCATGCAGGTCGAGCGCGTGAAGGCCGCCAGCCACAACTTCAGCGTCACGGCTCGTGGCATCGTCGGCCAGAACGTCACGTTCGTCGCCATCCGGATGAAAGATGAGAGCGAACTGGCGTAGTAGATCTCACCCGCCGCTCCGGGTAGGAGCGATCAAACCCAGAAGGAGATAGAGTATGGCCCTCGCACCGTTCGCCCGCAGCAAGCACCGCCCCTTCGTGTCCGGAGGCGCAGTCACCTTCACCGGCAACACCACCATCAGGACCGGCTTCGCCAAGGACCGCCCCCTCCGTTCGGTGGTGGTCACCCTCTCCAACGGCGGCGGCACCCCTGCCACCGTGGCGAACGCCGCCGACGCGTTCACCTTCAACGACAACGGTGACGGCACGATCACCATCTACGCGTGGATGAACACGTCGGTCTCCAACCCGACGCTCATCGCGGCCACCGGAGCGGTGACCGCGCTGGTCCGCATCGAAGTGGACTAGCACCGCAGGCTGTCGTACCCGGGCGGCGGGAGTGAAGGGTGGTCCCCCCGCCATACCTTCCTTCCCGTCGCCCGGTGCAGTTTTCATCCCCACTAGGAGATCAACCAAATGGAATCAACGGAAAGCGGCACAGTCACCACGAGTGGTCCCAACGGCGAGCGCATCACGGACGACAAGTTCACTACCGTGAGCGCCCTGTCCAAGACCACGGTCGAGGCGGGGAAACTGCCTCCCACCGAGACCACCGTCTACATGGACATCCTCTCCAAGGCCGAGTCGCACCGCTACGTGGGGACGTTCACGTTCAAGCGGCTCAACCTGAACGACATCGCCGCCGTGGGCGCTGATCGCGCCCGCAGGAACGGTGGCATGGTCGATGATCACACCGACTTCCTCAACACCATGCTGGCCCACCTCGACCGCGCCATCGTGAAGTGCGATGTCGAGTGGGGCAAGCGGCTGGGCGACCTCTACGACCTCAACGTCGTCTCTGCGATCTACAAGGAGGTCATGGAGTACGAAGCTCGATTTCGTCCAACTCTACGTTGATCGGGCGAAGGGGCTCCGCCGCATCGCCAAGCGGAACCTCGATGAGAACTGGCTGCAACGGTGGTGGTGCAAGAAGTACAACCTCCCGCCAACAGACGACAGGCTCGGGAAGTACACCCGGGAGCAACTGTGGATCGAGTTCTTCGAAGACACCTTGGAGGCGAACCCGGGTGCCCTCACCGTCGAAGGCGAGCTTGACGAGGACGTGATCCTCCACTCGGATGATCCGGAGATGCAGGAGGTCGAGAGCAGGCTGAAGAAGGGCGAGGACATCGAGGACATCTTGGCCTCGTGGGAAGACGAAGCCACGCAGGAGTTCTGGAGGCGGCGGGGGGAGAAGGTGCGGACCAAGGAAGTTGCCCCACCCGCTGCCCTTCCGGAAGACGAGTTCGCTGACGAGTACATCCCGGAAAAGCCGCTTCCCGGACCCGTGAAGCTCACGTAGAGGAGTCTGCTGTGGCCGAGAACAACAAGGCGAAAATCGAAGTCACAGCGGAGTACGACAAGAAGTCTGCGTCGTCGGTCGAGAGTCAGGTCGCCACCGACTTCAAGAAGATGCACGCCAAGCTGTTCGCGGAACAGGCGAGCGTCCGTAAGCAGTACAAGCAGACACCGAAGGAGAGCGCGGAACGGCAGTTGCTCGGCGCGACGCTGAAGGAGATCAACCTAGAAATCGAACGGGTCTCGCGCGAGACAATCAGGGCGCAGCGCCGGTTCGACGACAAGACCGACCCCAAGAAGCAGCCCGGGGGCGGCGGGCGGCGGGGCGGCGGGTTCATGGGAGCGGTGGGGAGCTACGGGCCACAGGTGCTCGGCGCCTTCTCACCGCTCCCCGGCGGGCAGTTCGCTGGCGGCGCGGTGCGCGGGATGCAGCAGGCGTACTGGAACGAGATGTACCGCGCCGAAGCTGAGGACCGGAAGCCAAAAACCGGGATGGCGATGCTCAAGGGCGGCGCTGTCGGGCTCGGGCTGGCGGGTCTCGCGGCTGGCGTGCTCGGCGGCGTGCTCGGGTCGCGGCGCGAGGAGACGGTTGGCGTCCCGCTCGGCCGCCTGTTCGGCGGCAAGGGTGCCGGGGACGAGATCACCGGGCTCGGGGCGGCCTACGGCTTCAACGCAGAGCAGACGACCGGCATTGCGAGTGCCCACGGTCGCGCTGTAGGCGGTCGGGCGGGTTTGGCCGCCTCCTTGTGGTCGGAGCAAGCCTACGGCCTTGGCGGGGCCGCTGGGGGCCTTCTCGGGGCTGTGGGGAAGACGGGTGGGGCGCTGGATGACCCCAAGGCCAAGGATGCCCTCCGGAACGTCTTCGCGGCCGGGACAGCGCAGGGCTTGAAGCAGGGCCGCTTCGGTGAGCTTCTTGAGGGCGTGACCGGGGTGGTGCAGCAGTCCCGGTTCGGCGTGGACGAGACGGGGGTGGAGCGGATCACCCAGATGCTCTCCAAGATGGGCCCCGGCCTCCAAGGTGCGGCGGGCGCTTCGGCGCTCAACCAGCTTGACCAAGCGATCAAGGGGCAAGGCGGCCCGCTCTCCCGCGCCATCGCGATGCAGAACGCCGGGCTCGGGAAGGACGGGCAGGGCTACTACACCACCCTCCGCAAGATGGAGCAGGGGATGTTCGGCTCGGGCGAGGGGGGCGTCCGGGGTGACAAGAACGCGGCCCAAAAGTATTTCGCCTCCTTCCGGCGGCTCATGCCGGGGGACAGCGACGAGCAGAAGAATGCCCGCTACAACCTGATCTCCAACCAGACGGGCATGAAAATGGAGCTTGTCGAGAAGCTGGAGAAGGCGGCTGAGGGCGTCTCTGACAAGGATTGGTCCGACGCGAAGAAGGCGGCGGTACCAAAGCAGGATGCCGCCTACGAAGCCATGAAGACGATGGGCGACGGGTGGCGTGCGTTCGACATCGCCGTCCAGAACATGGAGAACAGCCTGAAGCAGCTACTCAGCGTTGGCGGCTACCTCGCCACGATGACGGCGGCGCTCAACTACCTCGCGGACTTCTTCGGCCGGGTCACCAAGGATCCGTCGAAGGAGGCGAAGGCGGCGTCAGAGTACGGCGCGCTGCTCGGCATCCACCCGGCCACTCCGCTAGGCAAGGTGGTGAAGGGCGGCGGCGCCCTGTACGACTACCTCAACGAGCAGTTCAGCACCGAGGAGGGAAAGAAGTTCAAGACCAAGGTTCAGATCGCCTCGACGGTCGGCACGCTCGTCAACCAGCCCCCCGCCGCCCTCGCGAACCAGATGTCGATGGCCGCCGCGAACTACGCGACCTCTGCGTTGATCGAATGGCTGGTCTCCGTGGAAGGCGGCGGCAAGAAGAAGGTCCGCGTCATCGTGGAGGACCAGCCCAGCAAGCCGGACCAGAAGAACGGGCGTGACGCCAAGAAGGCCCAGCCCGCCCTCGCTCCCACCGGTAAAAAGTAGCCATGTCCGACCACGACCTCGTCCATGATCAATGGTCAACCTGCGAAGCGTTCGTTGAGAACGAGTCCGGGATCCTCATTCTTGGAGGCGCGACGGGCGTGGCGTCGAGCGACATCACGGGTGGCTCGATCTCCAAGGAGATCCACCACCCGACCGGTGGCTTCTCGCTCACTCTTCAGCCGTCCCAGAACTACCTCTCCCGAATCAAGGTGAATGACTGGATCACCATCAAGATCAACGACGGCACCTCTGCTGGTACAACGGCTGCGATGTACGGGCTGGTGGACCGCGTGGCGCTGCGGACTGTGGTGGACGGCCGGGGCGCAGAGAAGGACGTGATCCAAGTCGTCGGTCGCGACTGGGGCAAGGTGCTGTCGTCCACAAGCCTCGTGTACGATCCGGCGCTCGGCGGCTCGTTCGTCACCGAGGGGGCGATCAAAGCCTTCGCGACGTGGAACCGTGCAAACCCCGACCGCGTGATCGCCATGCCGCCCGAGCAGGCGGTTGCCTTCTTCCTTGAGCACTTCCTCTACGAGCGGCGGCAGTTCGCGCTGCCGGGCCAAAAGCGGTGGAACTCGTGGCTGAAGCTGGACAGCACGAAGGCCAGCGCGGCGGCGGGCTACATCCCCGGCCTCCAGAACTTGAACGTGAGCGGGTCCCTCTGGAACCTCCTCATGACCTACTCCGTGCCCCTCCTCAACGAGATGTTCACCGACTGGACTGACGAAGGGCCGATCCTCCGCCTCCGAGAGTACCCGTTCTCCCGCTCTGCCTTCTCGGCGCTGGAGTCGATCAAGGTCCCGGCCACCAAGGTGATCAGCAAGGACTTCGGGAAGTCGGACGCGGACGTGTGCAACTGGTTCCGCGTGTTCACCGAGTCGGAGCCGGGGCTGACGATTGCCAACCAGATTGGCTACGGAGCGCCTGCGTCGATGGGGAAGCACGGCCTCCGCCGGATGGAGGAGACGACCAACGGCCTCTTCCCTCTCCCCCGTGCTACGCGGGCGCAGCAGGAATCAGTCGGAAGCGACCAGCTTGAGGCCGCGACCCGGAAGATCGTGGAGTGGCACGCGAGCAACGAGAACTTCTACTCAGGCACCATCACCACCCCGCTGCGTGTCGCCGCGAAGGTCGGGATGCGGCTGGACTATGAGAACCGGGAAGTGAACGACTTCCTCTCCTTTTACATCGAGTCGGTCAACCACCAGTTCAGCTACGCGCTCCGGGGGCAGGGCTCGACCACCACCATGCAAGTGACCCGTGGGACGCCGAGCCACTTCGGTGATCTCAAGACGTTCGGGGAGCGGCTGGAGGCCGAGGAAGTCATCCTCCTCGTGGACCCGCGTATGCAGTTGTGGATGGACCTCTACGCCTTCAAGCAGCCCGCCACGGACCCTTCGGCCCCCGTTTTCTGAGGCGCACATGGACGAACTCGACCTCCCAGACGGAACCCGCTGTCAATCCAGCCTCTCCCGGGCACGGACGCACGGCTCTCTCCCCGAGTTCTCGCTCTACGGGATTCTGGTCGAGTGCGTGGTCGTCGCCGTCCGAGTCCCCGGAGACAAGGACAACCGCACCGGCTGCGTGGAGTACGACTGCGACCCGCTCGTCCCCGGCTTCTCCCGGATCACGGATGTTCGGAAGTTGGAGGCGGTCAACGGGCTCGATGACGGGGACACCAATATCCTGCGAGTCGGAGCGAACACGCTGACGGGCGGCCCTTGGGCCAAGGACCAGACGGACGCGAGGGCGCGGAGCGACGGTGACAGGGTGATCATCGCCTTCCTCAACGGGTCCAAGGATCAGCCGATCATCGTTGGCTGTCTCCCCAGCGAGGACGCCCGCTACGATAATCTGACCCCGCCCACCCCGGTGAAGCGCGTGCGACGAAAGTCGCACCGTGGGACCTCTGTCGAGATCGATGAGAGCGGGAACGTCAAGATCAAGGCCAAGAACAGCAGCGACCTCAAACACCCGGCCCCGGCGACCGCCAAGACCATCGCCATCGGTACCACCGCAGACCAGCCGGTGGTGCTTGGCACCGCGCTCATGACGGAAATCTCCGCGCTGACGAACACGCTGAAGGCGCTGGCAACCGCGCTACAGGTTTTCGCGACGGCGGCCAAGGCGGATACTGTTGCTACGACAACGGCCGCAGCGGCACTTGCATTGGAGTTGGCAATCGTCACCACCACAACCGTGGTGGTGAATCTCACGGCCAGTAAAGCCAAGTTCGACGCTGCCGTGCCGTCCAACACCATGCTTTCCACGTGGATCAAGACTTCGAAGGGGCCGACCTAGCCATGCCCACCAAGACCGCAACCATCGATCAGTTCCCTGACCCGTCCTACGCGCCCACGGCCCTTCTCGGGCACAACATGATCGGGCGGTACGGGTTTGCCATCGTCCGCGACGGGCTGATCAGCCCGCTGGAAGCCGTGGCGCTTCGCCTCGCTCCGCAATCGCTTGAGGAGGCGGAAGAGGCGGCCACGATCATCACTCCGATGCAGGGCGGGGCGCAGTTGCGCGAACGCCGGGGCCAAATCGGGAAGGACATCAACCTCTCGGGCACGACCGGCTTCCGGCCGGAACCCGGATCCCCCCTTACCATCGACCCGCAGACGGGGCTTCCGGCCTTGGAACTACCCGTGACCGGGTACTACCAGTTCCACAAGCTCCGCAACCTGTTCCGGAAATACTGGGCGGTTCACCAGAAGGGAACCCCGCAAGAGAAGGAAGCCATCGACTTCCTCTTTTACAATCCGGCTGATCTGGAGATGTGGATCGTAGAGCCGCTGTCCTTCCGCCTCTCCCGCTCCAACTCCTCGCCCATGACCCGGCGGTACAGCATCGTCCTCAAGACGATCTGTGCGGCCCCCAGCGTCAAGATCCCCCTCGACTTCGCCAGCAAGACCTTCTCCACCACGGGCTCATGGCTGAAGGAGTTGTTCGCGACACTACGTTCGGTTGTGAAGACGCTCACCGAGGCGGTGAAGGCCCTTCGGGGGGCGGTGACGGCGCTGACCGAGTCCGTTCGCTCGCTGGTGGAGGGGCTCTGCTCCATGGTGGATCAGGTGGTGGGCGCGACCACCGCCTTGCTCGACTCCGTAAAAACCTTCATCTCCCTTCCGGGAGATATGCTCCTACGGATCAATTCCACGGTGGACACCATCTTTGACGCGGCCGAATTGGCGCTGATTGGTCTCCCTACGACTGCCATCGACTCTCTGGTTCTGATCCGCCAGAACATCGACGCCATCGGAGCGAGGCCCGAACTCTTTGAGAAGCGGTGGGAGGATCAGTACGCGGAGGCTATCGCCAACTTCACCGCTGAGTACCAGAGCGAGGACGAGGTGGTCAGCCCGGCAAACATCACGGGTGTGTCGGAGGGGCGGATCAATAGAGGGGACTCTCTCTGGAGCATTGCTCAGCGCGAGCTTGGGAGCCCCGTCTACGCCCACGTCCTCGCGCTCTTCAACAAGCTGCGCCCTCCCTACATCGCGCCCTCTGCCAACGAGCGCGCCGCCGGTTTACTCGCCCCCGGCGACACCATCTTGATCCCCGTTTTCGGTGGCGGCACAGGCTCCGCGACTTCCACGCTCTCAACGCGTGCCGACCCCGCCTACGCCGGGGCCCCCTCCTATGTGGCGGCTGACTCGCTACGTGTGGACGGGGCCGAGTGGCGTCCGGATGCGTGGAAGGGGTTCACCGTCTCGATTGTGCAGGGCGCCGGTCTGGGGGCGGAGCGGTTGGTCGCTGGCAACACGGCTGACACCTTGACGCTGGACGCCAACTGGACGCTGTGGCCCACCACGGCCAGCCTGTTCCGCATTTACCTAAAGCGGTTCGAAGTTCTCCCCACAGCGGGTAGCGAGGAGAGCATCGGCCGGGATCTCGCCCTGACCCCCGGTAACGATCTCGCCGTTGCCGCCCAAGGGGATGCGGCCACTTTGGTAGGCACCCAAAACTTTAAGCAAGCGTGTCAGATCAAGATCGCCACGACCCAAGGCACTCTCCCCCTTCACCCGTGGTTCGGCATCGAGCCCGCGTTTGGTCAGCGGGGCACGCCTGACAACCTCTTCCACTTCCGCTACAATGCTCTTCAGACGTTCTTGCAGGACCCCCGCGTGGAAAGCGTGGAGAACATGACCGTGACGCTCACACGCGACGTGGGCGAGCTAGAGGCGAGGATCAAGGTACGCGGGGGCGAATACCAACCGATCAAGACGAGGCTCTAGCGTATGCCCTACCGCGTCAAAACCTTCCGGCAGATCCTCACGGAGATGCTCTCTACGGTACGGGCCAACAGCCCGCTGACCGATTTCAACGTGGGCTCGGTCATCCGGACCATTCTGGAAGCTGCCGCGCTTCAAGACGCGGACCAGAACGTCCAGATCGCCAAGCTGCGGTCCACCTTCTCCATCGACGCAGCGGAGGGCGACGACCTCGACCGGCGTGCGGCTGACTACGGCATCACGCGGAGGGTTCCAACTCAGGCTTTCACGCAGTCTGCGCTTCAGGTTGGGGACTCACTCGTCACGGCCAAGGTGGACGCACTCTTGAACGCCGGGGTCTCCGGTGCGACCATGACGCTCGTGCTGACCAGCGCCGCCGCCTTCCCAACGACCGGCTTCGTGATCATCGACAGAGACGTGTCCGACGCGGCGCGAGAACGAGTTGAGTACAACAACAAGAGCGGCAACACGCTCTACCTCGTCACCGGAACGACCAAGTCCCACCTCATCCACGCCTCCGTCATTCTGTCACAGCAGGGCGAAGACCACCCCATTCCGACCGGCACGGTGGTGTACGTCCCGGCCACGGACTCGACAGCCCAACTGGACTTCGAAACCACCGGCTTCGCCACGCTGCTCGACGGCGAGGTGTCCGTCAGCGTTGCCGGGAAGTCGAGGGGCGTGGGGGCGGTTCAGAATGTCACCTCTGGCCGCATCACCTCGTTCTCCTCCGCACCTTGGCAGACCGCGACCGTGACCAACGTCACCTCCTTCGTGGGCGGGCTCGACCGGGAGTCGGACATCCAGCTACGCGACCGAATCCGGTCCAGCATACAGAGTTCCTACCGTGCGACGGAGCGGTCGATCAAGGACGCGCTGTATCAGATCGCAGACCCGACCACGGGGGACCGTATCATCAGCGTGCAAGTTCTGGAGCCGGTTACCAGCGGCAACCCGGTGCTGATCTACATCGACAACGGTGCAGGCACCGCGTCCCAGACGGAGGCGGTTTCGACTGAGGTGACCACCGAGACGGGGGATGTCATCTACGGGATGCAGACCCTAATCCGGACGGCCAAGGTGGGGCAGCGGCGCTGCAAGCTGGGCTACTGGCCCGTGCAGGCTTCATCCGTAAAGCTGTACCGGTCGGAGTCGGTCGGGGCCTTCACGTATGTCGCCGGGACGCGTGTTTGCACGCTTTCGGTCAGCTACGCCTCTTCCACATTGATCGGGCGCTTCCTCGTGGACAGCAACGGGCGGTACTTCCGCATCACGGCGAACTCTGGCACGTCGGCTACCTACGCTGTTTTGGCGGGGACGGGAATCGCCCCTGCCACCGGGGCTTACGCGATTCTAGGGGTACCCGCCATGGGCGTGGTCCCCAACGTGGCGATCAATCCGCTTGTCTCAACCACAGACTATGTCCTCAACGAAACCACCGGGGACATCGAGTTGGTTACCGGATTCGCGGTCGCCGGGGGTGTCCTTGTGGCGGGTCCTTCCACGAACTCCGCCTCGTCCAGCTACTCCTACTACACGGGCCTCATCGCCCTCGCCCAGAAGGTGGTCAACGGGGACCCATCGGATCTCACCACCTACCCCGGGGTTAAGGCCGCTGGGATCAAGGTTATGATCTCCACACCCACCATCGACACCCTCAACTTCACGCTCAACATCGTGGCGGCGCTAGACCAAGATGAATCCGTGCTCTACGCAGGCGTGAAGGCCGCCATCGAGGGGTACGTGAACAACTTGGGCATCGGGGAGGACGTGGTCATTTCGCGCATCATCGAACGTGCGCTCTCTGTGACGGGTGTCGAGGACGTAACAATGATCACGCCGACCAGCAACATCGCGGTGCTGGACGGCCACATCGCGCGGACCACTCAAGCCCTCATCTCTGTGGTGTAGCCTATGGCGTTCATGATCGACCATGTTGAGCCCCTCTCCCCGACGCGGGTGCGGGTGGTGTTCACCGAACCGCTTGTTCTCACCGCTGCGGTATATGATCGCGCTAACTACGCTATCTTTGTCCGCTACGGGTACGGGTCGGTTCCGAGGCCGATCCTCATCACCCCGGCAGAGGGGGAGAACCCATCTCAGGTAGACATTGATCTCTTGGACGGGATGCAGGCTGGGGGCGCTTACGGTCTCCGCGTTCGCGGGCTTGTTAGCCTCGTAGGGAACGAGATTGAAGACGGCTACTACGGGCAGCCCCCTTCCCACCCGTTCGCCGCTGAAGACCTCGCCGTGCAGGCCGGTTCAGCCATCGCGGCTGTTTTCGGTACCGCCTTTCTGTTCCCCGCCTACTACGCGTTTCCGATGGAGATCGCTACCGCTAGCGGCATGAGTGCCCCCACAACCGTAGGCGCCAAATCCCCCCTGATCGAGCCCCTTACGGTGCTCAGCATACCCCCCGGGGCCGTGCGGGATGTCTCGGAGCCAGTAGCCTACCCCACCAAAACCGCAACCTCCGTAGCGAACGCGGGAGTCAGCGGGTCCGACGCAGGCCGTGGAACGAAGGCGAGATCAACTTCGTTTGCGGTCTCGGGGGGATCCGACGTATTGGGTATTACCCAGTCTAACGGGATTCGCTCCCCGATCATCCAGAGCCCCGTTCGCGACAGCATCACCTACGTGACCGCTATCCCCGCCTCGATCCCGGTCACGCTCTACTGGCCGCACGATATGTCCAACCTCAACGTGTACCCGCTGGAATACTCCTTGAACGGTGGGGTGAGCTACACCGCGTTGAACCCGCAAGGTGGCATCCCCATCGGTATCATCGCTTTCTACCCGTTTATCACGTTCAACGCCGCCAACCCGTCTCTCTTCTCTGGCCCCTCTTTGATGGTTCGCTTCCGCGTGGATTCCCTCGTGGTGGTCAACGCGTACCCCGCGCCCCACTCGTATATGCTCATCTCCGAGGAACCGACCAACATCCTCCCCGACAGCACCGCCAGCGGCTCTAATATTGTGGTTACAGGCCGCGGCGTTGTCGGCTCAACGATTCAAGTGTGGTTCCCGGACCCGTACAACGGCTCCGACATCGGCGGGCTAGTGGTGGTCCCAAGCGCAGGCGCCGTTAACGGCCACAATGCGTGGTCTGTTTGGATCAACAACCCTTGGGCCGAACCCAGCTATGCCATCGTGGACTACGCTGTGCGGCAGACCACGCCGGGTGCGGCGGTAAGCGGCTGGGTTAATGTCTCCATTGATCTTTATTACTGAGGAGTGAGAGATGCCGAGTAACGCACCGTTCATCGGGCCCCCCAGCGCCCGTCACCGGAAGACAGATGCGATCAAGCGCCTCCTGCCTTCGTGGTACAACCACGTTTCTGGGACGGCGCTTGGGGCCCTTCTTCTCGCCCTTGGGGAGTCGGACCATGCGCTAGCGGGTGAGGGGGCGGGTACCGCGCTCACGGCGGCGCGCGACTCGCTCTTCCTCAACACGGCCACCGACACCGACCTCTCGATTTTGGGACAGAACTACGGGGCCAGCCGCCCGTTTGCCCTCTCGCAAACCGACGACGTGAAGTTCCGGACGCTTATCCCGTTACTCGCGTGGGAGCCGAAATCGGTGCTTCGCATCATGTACAAGCTGACCGAGGCGGTTCTTGGGACGAAGGAGAGCGGTGCAAAATGGGCGATCTACGAAGTCGGCTCTAACCAGATCATCCTAGAAGCGGACCTCACGAACCTTGTTGGCGGGGCCTCGACAGCACCTTCGGCTACCTACCTCCACGCAGACGCGTCCGTATCCGGCCCCTCCACCTACATGGGCGACTACTTCACGGCTGACGCCTCCGTGGCGGGGACCACCGTGGGCTCCAACACCGTCCTGATCAACGGCGGCCTAGCTCAAGATCTACTGGCAACTGTCTTCGCCCCCGTCCTCGCGGCGGGCGTCCGACTCGTCATCGAACCGTACACATCGTAGGAAAGGAACAGGATCATGGCTACCCCGCCCACCTATACCGCAGAGAAGATCGTTCGTATGGAAGCGAACGAACGGCTTGATCTCGTGGATGCTGCTGCCCTCGCGCGTAATTACGAAACCCCCATCTCCACTATCCTGAAGCTCTTGGCCGAGCCTTCGACGGACGGCCGCGTGTTCTTCGGCTGCACCGTTACCAACCCCGTCGTCGCCTTCTCCCTCTCGCTGGATTCCGCGCCCGCCGGGCTCGCGGTCAATGCTGACGGGCAGGTGATCTTCAAGCCAGCCGGTGAGGGCGCCACCATCACGCTCACGGGTGGGGCCACCAACTACATTTACCTGTACTACGCGGAAGCGGATAGCGACCCCAACAACCGGATGTTCTATGCGTCCCCGATCACGGAGACCACGACCAGTATCAACACGCGGACCAGCCGGAAGTGGGGGGTCTATGTTCACGCCCCCAACAACGGCGCCCCCATCCGTGCCAGCCTCCTCGCTACCGCTGTGATCAATTCTGTGACTACCCCGCTCGTTCCGATTGCGGCGTGCTCGGTCTCGGTAGGTGGAACGGTGAGTTTCCTCACCGACTTCCGGCGGCTGTACAACGTGGACAAAAACATCAACGCGACCGAGGGCGATGTCTTTACGACCACCGACGCTGAGGTCTCTGGCCCGTTCACGCTCTTCCGCAACATCGCCGCTGCGATCAAGGCGATGCTGGGAACAGCCAACTGGCGGACCTTCACGGGGACCGGCACGCTGTCCGAGGTGTATCAGGCGCGGAACGGGCAGGCCAACCTCACCACACGCATCACCGCCGAGGCGACCGCACGCCTCAACACCACCAACGAGGTGATCAACGCGCGCGTAGGCTCGGTGGACCTCGCCACCCGGATCGCGCTGCTGGACGCCCAGAACGTGAAGCTGGGGAACGTTACTCAGACCATTGGAGGCGTGAAGACCTTCTCTTCCCAGCCCTCTTTCCCGCTGGTCACGTGGAACCAAGTTGCGCTGGACTCCCCGTGGACGGGCACCAACGGCTTTAGCTCCAGCGCGGCGGGGTACTACGCCACACCTGAGTATTCGAAGGACGCTTGCAACGTCGTCCGTTTTCGCGGGTATGTGACGGGCGTCGGGGCCGGGAATGCCCACGTGTGCAACCTCCCGGCTGGTTTCCGCCCCGGTGGTGGTCTGCTATATCGTGGGACTCAGTATTTCCTATTGGGATCAACCACCTTGGGCCCGGACCCGCTACCCCGAATGTTCTCCATCGACTCGTTCGGGGACCTGTACGGGTACCCCAGTTCGTCCGGACTCGGGGGGCGGTGGGACCTCAGCGCGATTCAGTTCATGGCGATGGGGTAAGCGCCGCCTCTGGGAGACCGATCAATGGCTGACTTCCTTGATGCCTTGAGAGTCGTCCTCATCCACGAGGGCGGGTCCGAGTTCACCGACAACCCGAATGATCCCGGAGGAGCGACGAAGTACGGCATCAGCCTGCGCTTCGTCAGGGGCGAGGGCGTGGACATCGACCATGACGGGGACATCGACGCCGACGACATCAAGGGGCTGAGCGCGGAGGACGCGGAGAAGCTCTACGCCTCCTTCTTCTGGGCCCCCGTTCACGCCGACAACTTCATGCAGCCGGTGGCGGCGAAGCTCTTCGATGTGGGAGTGAACGTCGGCACCAAGCGTGGGGCTGTCCTAGCGCAGAAGGCGGCGCTCGCGGAGGTTGACGGGTTGATCGGGCCCCAAACCATCCGCGCCATCAACGCCATGCAGCCCGCGCTCTTCATCGCCAACATGGAGCGGGTGCAGACCGACTTTTACGAAGCCATCGTTGCGGATCGACCCGCCGCCGTCGAGTTCCTTGAGGGCTGGAAGGTTCGCGCCGGGTGCAGCCTCTACACCCCATGTCGCACGTGCCTCTGGAAGGGAAGGAAGCCACTATGAACGCCAAGACCGTTCCGTGGATCATCTCCGCAATCGCGGTGCTCATCGTCGCGGTCATCGCCATTGCGTGGAACAACTCGCGGCGAGACGCGGCGGCGCTGGCGAAGGCGCTGGAGGCGGAGAAGCTCCGCTCCGCAGGCTTCCTCGTCCAGCGCGACGCGAGCAACTACGCGCTCGCCGGGGTGGAAAAGAAGCTCCTTCTGACGGACGCCGACTTCCGCGCGGAGAAGGCGCGGCTGGAGAAGCTCCTTGGGGAGAAGCCCAAGGTGATCTACGTCGAGAAGATCGTCACCGTCCCCGGCCCCGCCACCGGCACCCCGGTCCCCTGCGTGCCGCCGGGGCCAAATGGCGAGCCCGGGATCGCGTGCCTTTTGGCGGAGGGTAACACCGGCCACGCGGAGTTCACGGAGGTCACTTACTCCACGAAGGGGGGCAACAGCGTGATCATCGGGACGGGCGCGTGCTTCCGCGACACGCCCACCCCCACGCGCCTCTTCTCTAGTGCGCTCTCAGTTGATCTCTCGCAGGCAACGGGCAAGGAGACAGGCGCCAGCGCCGTGAAGCGGTGGGGCTTTGGCGTGTGGGGGAGCGTAGGGGCGCAAGGATGGGACGCTGGGCCCGCTCTCGCGTTCCCTCCGCTGGAGGCTTTTGGCCGCCAGCTTGAGGCGACCGTGGGCGCGGGGTTGGGCGCGGGTGGTGTGTGGCAGGCTGGAGGCGCTGTCGTCGTCCGCTGAGCTAGGAGGCACCAGATGGCTCTGATAGAATGGTCTCAGGCATCGGGGGGTGCCGCCTATTCGCTGCACGTTGACTCACGCCGCCGCTTCCTCCGAAAGAGATGGCCCCCATTGATCCCCGACGCCTTTCAGCCTGTCCTCCTCATCCTAGCTGGCATCAGCACGGTGATCGGAGGCTACCTCGCCTTCAAGCGGCTTCAGCAAGCCGACGTGAAGGGCATCTTGGACGGGGCGTGGGGGGAGAAGCAGAAGGGCCTGATGGAGGAGATGACCAAGGTGGTCGAAGCCTCCTTCACCGGCCGCGCCGAAGCCGACGCCCACTTCCGCGCTGAGATGTCGGCCAACTACAAGACGGTTCTCCGTGAGGCGCTGGAAGATCATTCCCAAGACGAGCGCCGCTACATCGACACGCTCCGGGACAAGATCACCGAGTACCACGCGGTCAGCCTGCAAGCGGTGAACGATGCCAAGCGCGTGGCGATCCACGTGAGCGACGAGTACCACCGCCTACAACAGCGCCTCTCCGAGCTTGAAACGGAGATCCGAAAGGTACAGGCGGAGTTCTCCCAGTTTCTCGCCCGTCAAGGCGTGGTCTCCACCCCCCTCCCTTTTCCGCCCCCGAGGCCCCCTCCTCCCTTCCCTCCGCAGCCGGGAGCCACCGCAGAGATCATCTACGGCTCCGATGGGAAGCCCGAGGGTCTGCCGTAGCGGCCCCGTCACCACCCTTCACCCTCTAAGGAGCCCCAATGCCCTTCTCCCCCAACGCCCGCAACCAGATGCTCGACGCCGAACTGGCGACGGTTTACGTCAGCCTCCACTCGGCCGACCCGACCGCCACGCACACGTCCGCTCTCGCGAACGAGATCTCCGGTGGCAGCCCGGCCTACGCCCGCAAGCTGGTCGCTCTCTCGTCTGCCGCGTCGGGGAGCAAGTCCCAGACCGCCACCCCCATCGTGTTCGATATCGGCGCCGGAAAGACGCTCACCCACGTCGCGTACTGGAAGGTCGCGTCTGCGGGCGCGGCCACCGACTACCTTGGGAGCGCGGCGCTCTCCACCCCGGAGACCTTCGGCTCGCAGGGCACCTACACCATCACGGCGCAGGTTTTCACGATCTCGTAGGCGTGGTGGGGCACTTGCGTCATCGAGCCAAGATGATAAGCTCGTTCCCGTGCCAGCCGTCCTAGAGATCATCAGCAATACGCGAGCCCGCCTCATCGGGGAGCCACCAGAGCGCGCCCTCAAGGCGCTGGACCTCGCGCTCTCGTGGATCTCTCCGAAGGCGCAGTTCGCCAACGGGGCCATGTGGAAGAAGTTCCGTGCGAGCGGCTGGGACGGGCGCACGCACCTCCTCGTCTCCCCCGCCATGACCTTCCCCCTTGGCCTTTTGCACGCCGCCACGGAGGCGCTAGAGGGCTCTGGCGTCAAGGTGGAGGTGGTGGACACCCGGCCGCCCCCGCCCAAGCGGAACGGGCTGAAGGCGATCAAGCTGCTCGATCCCCGCGCTGGGCACGCTGGAAAGCCCCTCGTCCTCCGGAACTACCAATCTGAGGCCGTGGCGGCGGCGTGGAAGGCCGAGCGCGGCGTCCTCAAGGTCCCCACGGGTGGCGGCAAGACGGCGCTCATCGCCGCCCAAATCCAAGCCTTCGGCACCCGGGGCCACACCGCCAAGACGATCATCCTTCTGCACAAGCGGCAGCTTGCGCGGCAGACCCAGCGCGAGCTTGCCAAGATGCTGGGCGAGCCCGTGGGGCTGATCGCGGAGGGCAACTGGAACGAAGAGCAAGTCACCGTCGCGATCATCGACACCTACGCCTCCCCGAAGCACGCGAAGCGGTGCAAGAAGCTGCGAAAGACTTGCGAGCTACTGATTCTGGACGAAGCCCACCACGCCGCCTCGCTGAAGTGGAGCCGCAGCGCCCGCAACATCATGGCCCGCTACCGCTTCGGCCTCTCCGGGACGCCGCTGGACCGCGAGGACGGCAAGAACATCTCGCTCATCGGCCTCACCGGGGAGCTTCTCTACTCGATTCAGACCTCTGCCCTCATCGACGCGGGCCACCTCGCCAAGCCCCTCATCAAGTTCCGGGAGATCTATGAACCCGGGGGGCTGGTGGGCGAGTTGGACTTCGAAAAGGCGTACAGCAGAGGCGTGGTGGAGAACAAGGCGTTCCACCGGGCGGTGCGGAAGGACGTGCGGGAGGCCCGCGCCCGTGGGGACAAGGTGCTGGTGCTGGTGCAGCGCATCGCCCACGGGGAGGCGCTGGCGCGATGGCTGGAGGCCCCGTTCGTCTCCTACCGGGACGACAACGAGGTGATCGACGCCGCCCTCAAGGCGTTCGAAGCGGGCGAGGCACCTGTGCTCATCGCCAGCCCCATCTTCCGGGAGGGGATCAACATCCCGTCCATCGACTCCCTCGTCCTCGCGGACGGCGGCAAGTCGGTCATCGGAACCATCCAGAAGGTGGGTCGCGCCCTCCGTCCGAAGAAGGGCCGCCCCAACACGTGTGTGATCTACGACTACGCCATGTTCTGCAACACGTACTTGCTTGAACACGGGCTGACGCGGCTGAACACCTATAAATTAGAAGGCTTTGTGATCGCGCGCTAGTCACGGGTTGTAGATGATCTGCTATGACGCTCCGTTGGCACCCCCGCGAACGCTCCGGAGGACCAAGGGGCGGGTTCCCCTCATTGGGGCAATGACGACGCGTGAACGTTCGTCCAAACGTTCGCGTGAACAAACGGTAGTATTTCCCCCGCCTTACGCGATGTAGGTCCGCGACTCCATTGGTGAAAGTTTTTGGTTTCTTGACGGAGAAAACCGGGGGGAGTAGCGTCCGTGTCACCCAAACGACACCCGGGCTTTTTCACGGTCAACCCGGGTCCCCGACTGCTCCATTTCCTGCCCCTTCACCTTGGGGGGCGCACCATGTCCAACCCCGGCTGACCGTGCCCGGGACGACGTGGAGCGCCCCCCACTTTTTTGCCCGATCAATGACCCTAAACCTGACCATCGACGACACCCCCATGCACGTGCATCGGCTGTGGGATTGGCACCCGGCCGGTGCCATCACCATCCTCGACCACGTGTGGCTGAAGGGGCATTTCTTCGCGAACGATTTTGAGATCAACATCGACGGTCGGACCCTGCTGCGGCACGAGGCCCAGCACATTCGCGACCAGCGCACCTATCACGTGCTCTACTGGCTCTCCTACGTCGGGCTGATCATCGGACCGCTGTCGCTGCGCGGGCTGTGGGAGTGGCGGGCGTACAAGATCACCATGAAGGCGTGGCACGAGCGTGGAATCCCGTTGAACACGCACAATCTCGACCTCCTCGTCGGCTATCTGTGCGCTCCAATGTACCTTTGGGCAATGACCCGATCACACGCTCGGCGGCTGGTGTACGACGAAGCCCAGCGGCTTCAGAACGAGCCGAGACCGCCAGTGTAGACCCTCCCGATCATCGGAAAATCGCATGAAAATTGTATCTGTAAGGGAGGGGGTAGGGGGAGGGATGGTAACCACTCTGAACACGTTATCTTCTCCTTCCTCACTTCGTTCGGAAGTAGAAGAGAACCCGATTGATCTCTTCGCGGGGCTGCCGCCTTTCGCGAGAGTGCTTGGCGCGGGCTGCGCCCGCTTCTTCAATTCGATGAATGAGGAGCCGGTGGCTGAAGAGAAGGTGAATGGCGGGAAGAGGACGTAGTTCACGTGATGGGCCGGGAGATCCCCGGCCTGTTCCTTTTCGGGGGAGCAACATGAAGCGTTGGGCCAAGCGACAAGAACGGCGGGATGGGGCGGTACTGGAAGGCGCAGAGACGACGGAGGCGGAAGTGAAGGCAGCAAATGAGGTGGCGCATATCTACCTCACCACGTTGAAGGCGAAGCTCCCGTGGGCCAAGCTGGTTCCTGCTGGCAAGAAGGTGAGCGAGACGAGGTGGTGGGTTCACTTCGTGAAGGCAGCACGGTTGATCGCTGAGTTGAACGCGGAACCGAAGCAGTACCTCCAAGCGCAGTTCGACCGGCTGGCTTGGAAGAAGGGCGCGTACCCGTTCCCCACGCAGCTTTGCTCTGACAGCGCCATCGCGGCCTACGTGGAGCGGCGGTCACGCTACGAAGAAAAGACCTACCGGAAGGTCCACGCGGAAGCCGCCCTCATGTACGACCCGCTCATCCGAGAGCGGCGCAAGCTGGAGACGTGGGCCAAGCGGCTGCGCGTCTCTGGGAAGCGGGTGCTCCGCGATCATCCCGAGGAGTTCACGGAAGCCTTCCACCGTGAGCTTGGAACGTGGGCCGCTGTCCGCGAAGTCTACGCCGCCTGACCGGGACCCCACTTGGCTACTACCTCCACCGGGGCCTCCAAGGCCGTTCACTTCCAGTTTGATCGTCAGTTCCAAGAAGCCATCATCCGCCTGCTCTTCCAAGACCAAGAGTTCGCGCTAGGCTCGCTCGACAAGCTCAACCCCGACTACTTCGAAGAGCCGCACCATCGCTGGGCCGCCAAGACCATCTACTGGTCGCACAAGACGCTGGGGCTCCCGCCTGACCGAAGCCTCATGCTGAACGAGGCCACGAAGGCGGTGCAAGCGGGGATCATCAAGGAGCACGAGGTCGCGCTCACCACCAAGCTGCTCAAGCGGCTCAAGGACCCTGTGGCTAACAAGACCTACCTCGTCGCGGAGGTGCAGAGCTTCTGCAAGGCCCAAGCGTGGAAGGCCGCCATCCTCGCGGCGGTGGACGAGGACATTCCCGGTCGAGACTTCGGTGCGCTGGAGAAGCGCATGATGGAGACGGCCGAGATCAACTTCTCCAGCGACGGAGGGCACGGCGACTTCTACTGGGAGACGTACAAGAAGCGCCAGAAGGCACGAGAGAACGGCACCGGCTTCTCCGTCCCCACCGGGACCAAGCTCGATGCGTACATGAAGCACGGGGGGCTCCCGTCCAAGGTGGTGGCGGTGGTTCTGGCCGGGACCGGGCGCGGCAAGACCAACTGGCTCATCGACCGGGTGGCGGTGGCGCTCTCCGAGGTCGAGGATCTCCAAGCGGTCTACTACACGCTGGAGCTTCCCAGCGACATGATCTCTGAGCGGCTCGACGCCCGCTTCTCCGACATCCCGATGCAGTTGCTTGGCACCGGGGGCAAGGCGTACCGGGAGAAGATGGAGGAGCTTGGGGACATGCTGGCGGGCCGTCTGGTGGTGAAGGAGTTCGCGATGGGCACCGTCACCGCCCACTCCTTCCGCGCCCACCTTCGCGGGCTGGAGCGGGCCGCCTTCTACCCCAAGTTGATCGTGGTGGACTACGCCGAGTTGATGCTCCCCACGATCATCACCACCGACGACAACGTGAACCAAGGGCGCATCTACCAAGACCTCCAAGGCTTGGGCCGCGCCGCGAACGCGCTCATCTGGACGGCCAACCAAGGCAACCGCGACTCGATGAAGGAGGACGTGGAGACGACGACGCTGGCCCACACGGGCGGCTCCATCAAGAAGGTGCAGCTTGCTGACTACGTGGTGTCGCTGTCGCAGACGATGGAGGAGAAGAAGAACAACCGGATGCGGGCCTCCGTCGAGAAGAGCCGCCTTGGCGCGAGCGGTGTCGAGATTCCACTCAAGGTAGATCATTCAAAGGGGAAGTTCTCCGATGGCTAACGTACCGACCTACACGATCTTCAACGGCGACAGTCTGCGGGTGCTCAAGCACGCCGAGGACGACTCCATCGACGCGCTGGTGTGCGATCCCCCGGCTGGAATTGCCTTCATGGGGAAGGAATGGGATCACCCTACAGGGGTTGGAAATTACAAGGTCTACGGTGGATCGGTCGGGATCAATGCGCCCCGCATAGGGCAGCACAAGGGGAACCGAGTGGAGCATCTTCGTGCCCGCGACATATTCAAGGCGGGTGTTGGCGCTATCTTCGCAGAGTGCCTCCGCGTGATGAAGCCCGGTGCCCACGGTCTGGTCTGGGCGCTGCCCCGCACCTCGCATTGGACGACTACGGCGCTGGAGGATGCTGGCTTTGAGATCCGGGACGTAGTGATGCACCTCTTCGGCACCGGCTTCCCCAAGAGCCTCAACGTGGGGAAGGCCCTCGACAAGGCGGCGGGTGCGGTGCGGGAGGTGACCGGGGTGGTGGATACACGCGGCGACTACGACGGGAAGATCCGCACCTCCAAGGCGATCAACACGAACTGGCGTAGTGCCGAGGGTAGGGCGGATGTTCGGAATCTGGCGGCAAAGGAAGTCACCGTTCCGGCTACCGACGAGGCGAAGAGGTGGGAGGGCTGGGGCACCGCGCTCAAGCCAGCCGCCGAGCATTGGATCTTGGTCCGCAAGCCATTGATCGGCACGGTCGCCCAGAACGTGCTGGAGCACGGCACCGGGGCGCTCAACATCGACGCGAGCCGAATCGCTACCGGAGAGAACCTGAATGGTGGCGCTTACGCGAAGGCCGGGAGTCGCGCTGATCTACCGGGTGCGGAGCGCACCGACAGCGCGGCCGGAATGTTGGCGGCCGGGAAGACTGTGGGGGGCGCGTTCAAGCAGCCCGCAGGCCGCTTCCCCTCGCATCTGATCTTCGATGAGGCCGCCGCAGCGGCGCTGGACGAGCAGAGCGGTGACTTGGGGAAGTCGGCGGGCGGTCGCATCGGGAAGAAGGTGAACGGAAAGGCTGGGTTGTTCGGCGGGTTGGCTGGGAAATTCGCCAAGGGGGACCCCGGCTTCGGGGACTCTGGTGGCGCCTCCCGCTTCTTCTACGTCGCCAAGGCCCCCAAGAAGGACAAGGGCGAGAACAACACGCACCCCACCGTGAAGAACACCGCGCTGATGGACTACCTGATTCGCCTCATCAC